AGCGCGTCGAGGTCCGCCTTGATGGCCGCCTCGTCGATCTCGCCGTCAGAGTCGATGTACGAGTCGAGATCCAGCGCGCCGACCGCGTCCTCCGGGTCCGCGAACCCGGTCATCGCCAGCGCCTGCACTTGAGCCTTGACGAGTCGCTGCCGCGTCTTCGTGACCTGCTCGGTCGCCCGCGTCAGCTGGTCGTTGAGGCGCTCGGACTCCGACTTCTCGGCGTCCTTGATGCGCTGCAACTCCTGAGCGGCCGGCTCCAGCTCCTTCAGGCGCTTACGGAGGTTCGCGGCCTCGCTGTTCTTCTTGCGCAGCTCCGCCTCGAACTTCTTGCGGTCGAACGGCTCCTCCTGCTTGCCCTTGGCCGCCTCCTGGGCGCCCTCTGCTTCGCTGGTGCCGTTCTCTTCGGAGGCGCCAGCCGTCTCCTCGACGGCCTGCTCGTCCTCCGTGCCGGTCTGCTGCTCGGTGCTGGTCTCGTTGTCTTCGGGCATGACGAAACGGCCCTCCAGGGGCTCGAAAACAGGAATCGGCCGCCACCAGGGCAGCCAGTCGGAAAGGGTCAGTGGACAGCCGGGAGGTGCCCATGATCGGCGAGCGCCCGCCTGAACAGACGGAGCTGATCGCCCGAGTGGCCGGCGGCGTACTCGCGGTACAGCCGGTCCCACTCACGTGCATGCGCGGACAGCTCGAACCGCTGCCCCTTGAACACCGGGACGGCCATGCAGTGACAGCCGTCGTGCGCGCGGAATTCGACCGTGTCCTGCGAGTACACGGCCCCGCGTGCCGCGAGGAGCTTGCAGAATGCGCAGGCTCCCAGAGCAGCAGACCGTGCCCAGGCGACGGCCTGACGGTCAGACCGCACGGCCCCTTGGACTGTGCCTCGTCCGGTGTCCGTCACCAGCTTCTGAGCGACCGCCTCCGCCTTCTTCTCGGCCTGCTCAAGCCGGATATCGAACGGCTCCCGTTGAGCGTCCGTCGTCTTCGGATCCTCCGGGTCTCGCGGCCACAGATCCTTCGTCGCCCACCGAAGAGACGCCTCCGTCTGATCGGACGAAGGTGGCTCTGCGGTCGCCGCGGCGAACAACCCAGACGCGCCGGCAGCCTCCCGTTGCGTGTCATAGAACTCCGCTGCCAGCGACGACGACACCTGCGCGTACTGGGCGACCACCGCATTCATCGCGGTGAGCCAGTCAGGCACGGAAGACTGCAGACGAGACGGGATGATCAGACGCCGCAGTCCTCGCACATCCCTCACCAGCAGACGAGTGAGGCCAAGTTGCGCGGCCCGGTACCGGTCGGCGTCACGGCCACCGTCAGAGACCGTCGCCGCCACCGGACACCTCCGTCACCGACGGCAGCTGCGCCGGCTGCTGGTCGTTCAGTGCGGCCAGACGCGCCATGAGGCCGCCACCGGTTGCCGCGGCGCTCGAGCGGCGCCGGTCCACCGCGACACGCTGACGCTGCCCCTCCGTCAGCCCGGCCATCTCCAGCGTGACGTCCGAATCGGCGGGCAGAACCCCGGCCTGCACCAGCTTCACCGTGGCGTCCACCTGCGCGGCCACAGTCGGCGTCGCCGGGTTCCGCCACACCGTCTCGATACGCCGCGTCTTGTCCGGCGGCTCCCCATCGCGCACCCACAGGGCGAGCCGCATCGCCTGCTGCCAGGCCGCCCCGAACCGGCGGATCCGGCGCTCGCTGCGCTTGACCAGCTTCGCCTCGGTCGACCGGATCGCATCCGCGGAGGCCGGGTTGTCGGTGGTGTATCCGAGCATGTGCGGCGGCAGCCCGAACTGGCTGGACATGATCCGCGCATACAAGTCGATGATCTTCGTCATGCCTGTCGGGTCATGCGCCGCGAACTGGCCGACATCCGGGACGTTGCCGTCTTCGTCCCGCTCCAGGGCGAGCACGCGGCCGATGTACGTCTCCCACGCCGACTTGGCGTTGCCCTCCGCATCCTGGAACGCCGACTCCGACGCCCCGAGAATGTAGCGCTGGGGAGCGCCGAAGAACTCGGCGGCCACCTCCATGCCCATCAGGCGCCGGCACGCGGCATCCGTGATGGACATGACCTCGGGGGTGATCTCTGACCGGCCGACACGGTCCGCAGTCCGCTGCCGGTTCGCCATCCTGATGACCGGCACCACACCCAGATTGTGGATGTCGCGGTCGACGACCTCCCAGCCGCCCGACTGCGACGGCAGCGCCGTGATGGTCTGATCCGGCAGATACAGGACCAGCATCCGCTCCTCAGGACCGGACTCCACGAAGGTGTCCGCCGCACACTCACGAAGCGCCGCAGTACCCATCCGCAGACGGGCATCCCACAACAGCGTCATATCCAACGGCGACTCAGCCGAGATCAGCGGCGGACAATCCGGCGTACCGCAGTCACCCGAGCCGACCGCCAGATACTCACGGCCATACACCAGCGCATCCAGGTGCGCGAGACTCGACTCGTCGAACAGGTCGTTGGCGTCGGCGATCTCGGCGAGCTCGCTGGAGTCCGCACCGTCAGCCCAGCGGAACGCCTCCAGGTCGAGGCGCTCCTCCAGACTCTCGACGCCCACGCGCGGCCAGCCGATCACCGTGTGCAGGCCCTTCAACTGCGGCGGGATGCTGATGCCCAGATCCCTGACCAGCTGCTCGCCGTTGAAGTAGGCGTCTCGCAACAGCAAGGCGTACCGGTCGCGCAGCATGTCCGCACGCAGCATGTTCACCAGGGCAAGCTCGTCATCCGACAGGGTCAACAGCGGGAGCTCGGGGATGGAGAGGGTCACCGCAGCACCACCACCCTCCCCTTGCCTGGCGTCTTCTTCTTCGGCCGCTTCGGCGAGTTGAGGATCATGCGGCGCAGCATGCGCGCCCCGACCATGCAGACCGCGAGGTCGATCTTTCGTGCACTCTCACGGTGCTCCTTGCCGATGGTGACGCCCCAACGGTTCGTGCGACGCCGGGCATTGATCACGTGCGTGCGGAGCACCTTGTGCCCGTCATGAAGGAGCGTCCGCTCCAGTACGTCCGCGTGAGTGCGCTTCACGGCTTCGGTGAAGGTCTCTTGGTTGCGGGAATCGCGCATGTCCCAGCGCACCGCGTGAGCCTTCGGCCCTGACAGCACCGACCGCAGAGCCAGTTTCGGCCCCCAGGTCTGGCCCCACAGGTCGATATAGGCGTCCCAGTACATCTCGCCCTCGTCGTCCTGGCCGGAGCCCGGGTCGGCGAAGAACGCCAGCACCTTGAAGGTGGCGAACACGTTCTCGACGACGCCGTGCACCTCGTCGCGCGGCACCTGATACGGCACGAAGCCTGGGGTGTTCGGCGTCGGCCAGTTCGGCGGCTTCTGCCACACGCCCAGCGCCGTGACGAGGCCGTCCGACATGCGGCAGGCCGCCAAGCCCGTCGCATCGTCCGACTTGGACCCGTCGAAGAACAGGACGATCTCGTCACCCTCGGACAGGTGCAGATCCTCGTGCTTGCAGGCGTCCCACTCGTAGCGGGCCAGCCACGCATCCTCCGCCGCGGCGATCTGGTTGTACCAGAAGCGGCGCGACCGGGACGGCGGGTTACGGACGTCGAGGATCGACTTGATCAAGCGCGGGATATTCAGCCAAACCGAGTCTCCGCGGACTGCTAGGAGCACCTTCTCCAGCCACGGCCTGGTGAGCTTCGCCTCAGGAGGAGCCTCTAGCGAGTCGTACAGGATGCCCGTGTCCTCGGCGCGGCCTGCTTCTGCGGCCTCGTAGGCGTCGCGGGTTTGCTCGGCAACCGAGTCCTCGCCAGGCTCGAAGGCATTGGTAATCGCGAAGGTACGCGCGGCCCCGTCCGCCGACTTGGTGGCGTTCCGCTCGATCGTCGCGGCCATCTCGTGGCCCTGGTTCGATTCGATCCAGTGGTGCGTCTCATTGAGAAGCGTGAACGTCGTCCGACCGCCCTCAAGGGCACGTGGCGACGAGGTCACTGCCTCGATCCGGGCCAGCCCCTTGTGGGCGTAGATGATCTCTTTACCGATGTCGATGCTGTACTCGGCGAGCGCTTCCTTGGTGAAGAGAGACCCGAAGATGATCATCGTGTTGCGAGTCTGATCCTTCGACACTGCCGCAACCTGCACCCATGCCTCCGGGTGAGGCTCTCCCTTGGGCTGCCCCTCGGGCACACCGTCAGGATCGTCGAAGCCGGCGATCGTCCCCGACCAGCGAGCGGGACCCACGAACTCGGTCGCGCACAGCGTCCCGCCGAATGGGTCCTTGCCTTCAACCCCAGCCCTTCAAGCGCTGGAGGACGGCATCGCGATAGGCGAACTGGCCTGTCTCGCGATCGATGGCGAACCACCACAGGACCAATCGGGCCTGCTCTGGCGTGTATCGCCACCGATTTCCGTTGGGGTGCTGAAGGTAGGTCGCCGTCCATGCCAGGACGTGCCAGCCGAGCGTGAACTCGGGGAGGATGAATCGTCCATCCTCCCCACGCTCCCAAGTAGGGCCAATCGTGACCGGCTCAACTACATCCGGGACCTGTTCGACGTCTTCCAGGTGAGGGGATGACATGGGCATCACCCCCCCTCGGGCCATTCAGGCGTAGCGGCGGAGTATCTCGTTGGCCCACTCGACCAGGTCCTCAGGGCGCTGCCCCTTGGGTTGGTGGACCACCCACAGCTCCAGGTTCTCCGGCCGGTTGTCGCGACGGTTCCCGTTGATGTGATGCACGTTCTCGCCCGGCAGGAGCGATCGCTTCAGCTCGCGCTCCATGACGAGACGGTGTTCAGGAACTCGTCCCTGATGAGCGCGCGGGTGCTCAGGCTGCCACACCCAGACGTATCCATCGCCGCGCAAGATCGGCTGATACCTGGGCCGCGCCACGCCGACGTGCGGATCACCATGCTTCTGCCACCGTGCATGATGAAGCGTGCAGTAGCCGTTCGCGACAGCCGGCCGGGAGCAGTTCGTCAAACTGCACGTCCGATATCGATTGCCGTTCCGAGGGCTCACCGGCCCCAGTTCGCCAGTCTTCGACCAACGCTGGTAGTGCATTGAGCACCAACCTCGGGCCACAGGGCCCCGCGAACAGCCATCAATAGAACACTCGACTCCCTGGCGCGGCCTCGGCGTCTTCACCTCAGCCAAGGGGTCGCCGTGCCTGTGCCACCTCTTGTAATGCTTGCGGCACCAGTTCCGCGCGAAGACGCTGTCCTCGCAGTCGAGGATTGAGCAGGTACGATCGGCCACGTCGACTCCAACCAGTCGGCCACGCCCCGGGAGTGTTAGCGCACTCGCCGGGGTCTCTTGTAGCCATTTTACCTGGTCAACTCCCCAGTGAAGCACGGTAGTCGGCGATGGCCGTAACGCCAGCTGGCGCCTGTCTTGCCGCTGGCTTCCGCTCCAGCTCCATACGCGCCCGCCGCCGGTCGCCCTCCGTCGTCAGCAGCGACGACATCACCGAGTTCAGCGCCGCCACCAGCTGGCCATTCGGCCCGCGCTCTGACAGCAGCACCTTCGACATCAGGTCCGCGGCGTACCGGGCGACCGCCCAGTCCGACGGCTGATAGAAGGCCGCCTGCCCCGACTCCCGCAGCGACAGGTACCAGTCAGCGGCGATCGGATGCCACAACGGATCCGGCTCCGGCAGCTCCGGCAAGTCAGCCGGCGGCCCCGAGTCCGCCTTCACCAGCGCAGGGCCGTCGTCCTTGTTGCGGCGACGCCGCGCTTCAGAGCGCTCGGGGATGGGTCCACGCGTGCCCATAGCGACCTCCAGGGTCAAAGCGCGCCACCAGGGCGCACGAAGGGCGGATACGAAAAAGGCCGCAGGCAACTCGCCAACGCCAACCAGGGCGCGGCACAGGTACCACCCTGCGGCCAGCTTGAGGGGGCTCCCAAAGCGGAAGAGCCCAAGGAAACCCGTACAGAAAGCCAGGTGCTATACGGCCCCGATCCGGGAAGATCGCCGGGAGGGGGTGACCCCCCGGGTGGATGATGGTCGGGCCGGCCAACCAGGATCCC